AACATGCGATGATATCCCCCGGATTGATCTGTGTTGTAAATGCCGTTGATGAACCTGTAACAGTAGCAGAACCTGAGGTAACAGTAATTGTTCCGGTCAGATTTGATGTGTTAGCTGCGGATGAACGAACGATGATATAGAAATTAGAACGAGCGACCGAAGCAGAGAGAGCTCCTGTTCCCGAGAAAGTTTCTGAAGAAGAACCACCCTCAGAAGTAGAAATCAAAGTCATCGAACCTGCCGTATCAAACGACGAGGCATTGAACATCTTGTAGAAGAAGTAGTCCGTGTTCACCAAACCTGATTTCGAACGCAGTCTTTTCATTGCCTTTGCGGGAAGACGATAAACTGCTGCCGTTGAAGTTTGGTCAGTAGTGTTAGCATTCAGATTATTGGAATTCAGAACATCGGCTCTTCCACGAGCCAGGCCGCCGCCAACATCGAAACCAATACATTCCGTGTTCGCAAAGCTTCTCCCCGAAGAGGTGATGCGAATATCTGATAGAAACAGCTTATATTGAGCCGTGATGCTGCCAGGAATACCTGACAGAAGTTCGATGCCTCTTACACGAGCCTTTCCAATTTCAGTTCCTGGAAGAGAGGCTGAAGAAAAGTTACCCGTGACAATAGCATTAGCCTGAGCCGATCCTGCACCAGTTCTTCCTCTAAGAGAAACTTCATCATGCCCGTTTACGTCCCAGTTTCCTACGACGTTATCGACGATGACATAATTGCCATAGTCCGTATAGACAGAACCCTGAACAATATTTCTCGTGTCGATTCCTTTTTGAATCGGAACGTGGGTTGAAACGAGAAGCTCGTTTTCATAACCCTGAACATATGCCTTACCCGGTTCGACATCAACACAAAGTTTTGTGATGTCTCCGTCTGGAGAAATATACACACCCTGATTGGTTCCGTCGTTCAGGTGTTCACGAACGCGAGTTGTGAGTCCGCGAACGATATAGTCGCCGGACTCATCATATGTTCTCTTGGCCAGCTGATCACGGAGAACATTATATTGAGGAGCATCTCCCTTGGCTTGAATGATTCCGTTTTTGATGCGAACATACTCGATGAAGTTGTTCGCATCATTTTGAGATTCAGGAATCTTGACGAGAGTTGCGTTGAGCTTGAGTCGATGAGCTCCAGGAGCCGCAAAGTTATATGAACCAGAGGCGGGATCGAGAAGCGTCTGATCTTCCGAGGAAGTGATTAGTTTTTCATCGATCGAAAATCCAACACGATATGATGGAGTGTTCGTATATTTGTCTAGAATGATTGTTTGAGCATCTACTCGAATAAAGTGATCCTTGGCAAACAGAATTCCAGAGTTGATACGAATACTTGAACCGTATCCCGTAGAATTTCCTTGGACTGATGTGATCGTATTGGATGTTGTATCCGGATCAGTGATAATGAAAATGGTTTCGTTGTTGACGAATGTCTTCGAAGAAGTCGTTGAGTTTGCCGAAAGATAGTCAACGAAAAGTGTTTTGAAGTTTGGTGTATTGGCCTGCGAACCATCCGTAACACTTACGACCTGAGCAATAACTCCAGAGGTGCTTCCCTTGATTTTCTTATCAAGAAAGGAATATACATTGACTGCCGTGTTATTCGTATCATTGTCTCGAATTTTGACATAGTCATATTGTGTATCGAGAGGAGCAATTTCCAATCCCGAAACTGAGCTTCCTTCCTTGAAGATGTGAGAAGCAAATCTGTCGATCTGATTTTGCAGAATGGTCTGCATCTGTGTAAGCTCGCGTGCTTGCACGGATTGTCCGGGAAGAAACACCACTCTGTGATAATTTTTAGTTTCATCAAAGTCGTCATAGTACGGAGCGACATTGAAATTAGTCGAAAGAGTGGAGGTGTTCGCTACTTCAGCCATGTTTTTCGATAAATCCAAATTTCAGAATAGGTGTTTTATTTATATCCTAAAAACGAACAACAATCTTGATATCTTCAATCTGATCTCGAGTTCGTGTTACGGGCGTTCTGTTTTCTACATAAACAACATCACCTGTATATTCACGAACAGCAGGTTTGGTTACTCCTGCAACAATAGCAATCTTTCCAGAATTCTGACCTGTGATAGTTTCTCCAATAGAGAAAGTTAGTCCCGTTCCTCCTGTTGTCACTCGATTCACTCGAATGACTCCATTCCTTTTGTTGTTATCAGGATCGAATCGAATGAACTGAGCGCGAGTTCCCGAAGTTGAACCCGTAACAATTTCATCTTCCAAGAAGTCACCTGTTACGCCTGTCACGGTCAATCGCATACACTGATCTATTGTCGAAGCAGAAGCGGCATCTCCAGATCTTAATTTCGGATCGCGAATAATTCCGATTGTTCGGAAGTTGTTATTTGATGGAAATGTGTTCGATTCATTGCCAATAATTCTCGTATTGACCATTACGGTCGAAGCGCCAAGTTCATTCGCAGGATTGGAACCATGACCTCTTGGAGGAGATATGATTGGATACGCATTACATCCAGAACCTTGCGAAGCAACAACCTTGACGTTTGCCGTTGAATAATTGAATCCTGTGGAGACGAGAGTAATTTTTCTGATCTGTCCACCTGCACAGTTGGAGACATATGCCGTAGCTTTTGTAGAAGGAGTCGAACCCGAATCACCCGAAATGATGATATTCGGACCGATGATGTATCGAGAAGATGTATTTGGAGTTGTCGTAAATGCTCCGTTAACTGTAGCTCTTTTAGTTGCTCCAACATACTGAATGATTTTTCTGAGCTGCCCAGAACCCAGACCTGTAGAAATGAACAGAGTAGAATCTTTGTAGATATCATCGATTGCAGAAATGTTTCCGCTAAGAGTCACGACCGTACTGTTGGAAATTGAAGCAAAGGTGTTCGTGATAGAAAGATAGTTCGAACCATTAGAAACGAGAACGATATGATGTATCGCTCCATTCGCTGCAGCTTGTTGAGATGCCCACTGAGCAGAACCATCATTCGCAGAAATTGTTTTGACAGGAATATAATTGGTCGTTACGAATCGAAGTGAATCTGCGGCGGAAATCTTGTACATGAATTTCCATCGATATCCATCGTTCGTAGTTACGATAGATGAACTGGTTCCGGTCGGTTTAATTGTCGATGGAGATGCCCGATTGTTATCAATACACTTATAGACATTGTTGTCTTCCGTAAGAACGAAAAATGCTGAATTGGAAGAAGGGATGAAAGTTTCTGTGTAAATTGTCGAGTCGCGATCGGAGTAAATCTTATAGACGTTTCCTGAAGTCCAGTTATATCGGGGAATCACCAAAGAAGAATCTGATGCCTGAATGCGTTTCATCGCAATCATATCGCGATACACATCGAATTCGATATTCTGAACATTAGAAGTTGGCGTCGGAGGATTATTATCATCCGAGAATGCAGAGGCTTTTCCTACGAAAATGTAAAATTTGGATACTGCCGAAGAAATTTCGTTCAGAAAATTCTGAGCAGATTTGATGCGAAATTTCTTCGTAACAAGATTGGGCATTTAGGATTTCCTCGTGATAACAAGATATTTATTAGATGGTTCCGGAATAGCCTCTGAAATAGTAGAAGACTCCATTCGCTCCTTCAATATTGTTGTTCTCGAGCATTATCCTATCGCCATCGGAATGGAAAAGTTTGGAACCATCTTCACCAAGAATTCCTTGTTTGGTTTCTTCGGGTCTCACGAACGTTCTTAGATTGACCACATTAGCCGAAGAAATTGTATTGATCGTGTACAATCCGTTCGCAAACAGAACAGGAGTCTCTGCTTCATTAACATTCTGAATAACCAAATCTACAGTCAGAGGAGAATCGTACAATGAGAATGGAGAGCCTCCATCTAGAACAGCAAAATTGGATTGAGGCAGATAACTTTCTGCGTCAAAGATTGGAGGATTGCCCGAAGAATTGTATGGACCTCCGTCATAGATGTTGAAGCTTTCTTCAGTTACGAGGATTTCATCTCTGTCTTCGGCAGGTTCAAAGATGATAGAATCACCATCCTCCAGAAGAATAGAGTCTTCATTTTCTTCCTGCTTAATTACAGCAAAGCCTTCGACGATGTAGTTCAGTTCCTCAGAGTTCTCGAATACCAACATAAGATTGGAACCAGGAACAGAACTCACCGTAGCTTTCAGAGTATTGTTTGCATACCAAAAAGGAAACTCATCATTTACAAGAGACTTGCTCGTAGGACCAACCAACTGAAAATCATTTGGTGATCTTTTGTATGTGATGATGGAAGAACCAGCAGTTATCGAAGACAGATCTGCGGTTGATTCGGTATTCATCATACCGAATATCTTTGTTCCTACCGGATGGAGCAGAGACAAAACGATATTCTTGTATTCGGAAAGCATTTTTCGAGCCCGAATGACATAGGAATACTCTTGATAGAAATCATTATCCTGCAGTTTGTTGTTCCAGGAAATGAATCCTTTCGTATCTGTGAATCTTCCTGGAAGCTGGAAGGTTCCGCGAATTTCTGCAGTCACTCGGGCTTCATATGTGTTTTGTCTGATAAGCGTTCTCGTAACAGGCGAAGAACCTGCCGAATCTATGCTTAAATCTAAAACTGTTTCTTGATTCTTGGATAAGTTTGTAATTGAAATGATATCGTTTTGAAGAAAGTTGATATCAGAACTTGAAATTGCTACTGTTGCGATAGAACCATATGCTCTCGAAGCAACGATAACTGCGTTCCTGCCTTTGAATCCTCCGCGAACAGGATCTACGATGTTCAGATTGGAAATTTCTTCATCGATGAGCGTGATTGTTGGGAGGGATCCGGTATATCCAGATCCAGGATTGAGAAGAGTAATCGTATCGATAGAACCAACAAGAGTATCCGTGAATGATAGAGCATTTGCTAGAGTCGTGTTGATATTCGAACCAGAGAACTTGGGCGATCCAGCATTGAACGGAACAGAATTCAGAGGAACGTCTTTAACAGGATTAATCGTATCGGAAAGCTGAACAATTTCCGTCGGACTTAGAGCATTGATTTCAAACTGAGCAGGATTCTGTGGATTTCCTCCCGCTATCTGAATTGTCGTATTAGAAATTCTGTATCCAGAACCACCATTCTGAACTCTAAATGTGATTGCGGAAGTGTCTGTAACATTCGTGATTACGCCAAGAGCAAATCCACCGCTCTCTCCTGTCAGTCTAATCGTATCTCCTTTTTGGTGGAATGCACCACCGCGAGTGATACGAACATTCTGAATAGAACCGACGTTATTGAAGATGGAAAGCTGTGTTCCGAATCCATCATCGATGATTTCGTTTTCAATGAAAGATCCAATTACGTTTTCGAGAGTAATCTGATAGAGATTTAATCCCGAAGCAATAATCTGGAGAACTTCTTGAACTCTTGCGGTTGCTCCCGAGGTCAGACCCTTAATCTGCTTTCCGTCCAGATTATTTGAGTCACCCGAAATTTGAATTCCACGAATAACTGTTTCTTGAATCCATCTTCCATCAGAAGTTCGAAGAATATCTTCGGAAGGATAGTAGAAATCGATTTCCTCATTGAACAAAATTCTGAATAGAAATCTGTAAGAATCCTGAGAACCTCGCGAACGATAAAATTCTCTGATGTGTTTAGCCAGAAGACGCTTATCGACTAGAACATTCTGAGGAATGTTTGCCATGAACTCGCGATAGAAATACTCAACGAAAGAATCGAGTGTTCTATCGATGTCCATCAAATCATAGAGACCTCTGGTCGCATCAACAGGCTTACCAGTTTGCTCCATGTATTCGAAATATGCTTTCAGAAATGCTACAAAGTTTGGTCCTTCCTCTCGAATAAATTCGGGGAACTGAGACGAGATCTGACTCGATATCTTTCTGTAGATGGCCTCTGAATTTACAATCATGTTAGTATGTCGTTATGGAAAGACCAGTCTCATTAAGCGTCGTGCTTTGACCGGCAGTTGCAATAGTCGTGAGTTTCGCGCCAGCATTACGATTTTTCACTTCTTTGATAAGAACAGTCGCATCAGCAAAAAGCAATAGCTGATTTCGTACAGCCTCGAAGTTGAACAATCGAGGTCTGACATTTATCTTCATTTCGTTTCCGGAAAACGCAGATGGCAGGAATTCGGAAATCACCAGAGTTCCCGTTTCATAGTCGACCGTTCCGGCCGATTGATTCGTATAAATCTTCTCCACGTTGTTGTAATAGATTTGGAGAGTTCCGAATCCATTGTCTTCCAGATATGAAACATTTCCCTTGTACGTGAATGCAGAAGAAAAGATTGTTCCTGAACTTGTCGAAGCCTGCCCCAAGTTAGAATATGTCTGAAGAGGTGTGTTGAATCGGAACTTGTATGTTCCTTTGACAGAAGTAGAAGGACGGAACTTTTTCTGTAGATCAATGATTGCCGTTGCACCAACGATAGATGATTCTGTTTCATCAATCGCTGTCAGGAATTTGGAGTACCAAAACTTGCCATCAAATCTATTGAAATTTTCCGACTCAAACGAGATGATTCGTTGAGCAATAAGATTGGCAATTTCCGAAGGAGTTTTAGAGGTCTTGGTCGCATCGTATGTTGCCGTGACTGAAGGAATGATGTATAGGAAAGTCGGATCGGTCATTTCCATATCGATAGACTGAATAGAATATCTCTTCACATCATTCTTGATCTGCGTCTTTCGCGTAGAAGAGATGAGAGAACCCTGATATGGTTTCACGGCAACATAGACTTTTCCATACACGGGAGGATCGTTTTCTTCTCCACCCCAAACATTGACTGCTTGGAAATCAGGATTATTTTGAAGGATGATTCTTTGAAAGTCCGCAGCAGTCACGGCTCTATTTTGCGTTTCAAACAGTTTAGGAGCATTGAAGCGAACCGATTCGATTCCCTCGATATCTGCTCCACCTGAAGCTCTATCGTTTACGGAGAGAATGAAATTAGATTGTCCGGCAACGGTAGATGTTGCCGTGAAATTGTTGGCTCCGTTTGCCAGCTGAGCATTACACACTCGATAAGAAATAGCTACGGTTGAATTGAATGCAGGCTTCTTTCCTAGAACACCATCACCGAATGAAATACGATACTTCTGATCTCTATCGTACTCGACATAGAAGATTTCTGCCGATGAGTTCACGACGAAAATATCGTCAGCTTTGATATATGTCTTGGGTGAACCGCCTGTTGTTACGACCACATCGATAGAACCAACATCAACCTTTTCATTAGGAATAACAAATGAAGTGTTTGCTGTCGAATAGACATATCTGTGAGTGAGAGGAATGCCTTCGGTCAGTTCAATATCTGCTTCGAACTTGTTGATGGAGTTCGCGCTCAACGTGTATGTCTTGGGTGTGACAAAGGTATATGAGACAGAGTTAATCGTTGATGTGAATGATGTGTTCTTGGGAATGGTTAGCGTAGGATTTCCCGGAGAAGCAACAAGAGTCGTAAATCGAATATGAACATTGGCCGTTGCTCCTTTGGCTGAGGTTGGTAAATAACCAAGGAGCTTGGCTCGTGATGCTACCGAGTCAAAGAATTGAGCTGAATCGATGAATGCTTCATTGGATGCCATGTTCGCATAGAAGGCATTGTAATATGTGTTATATGCGAGCAGATCAAGAAGAGAACCCAAAGCAGAATCGGCGAAATCGAAATCTTTGAATTCTGATTTGTTTGCGATATATGCGGCCAGATTACTTCTGATAGTATCGAACGAAAGAGAGGATACGAGTAGAGCTGAATTTGCTGTCATTAACGGATTCTTTCGAGATTTATTGTGAGCACCTCAGGAGAAACGGAATTCACCGGACGAAAGACAATTGCAATTTCAAGAGAGTTTCTATCTGGATCACCGCCGAATCGAATATCAAGGAGCTCCACTCGTGGTTCATAGTTGTTCAAAGCAACGCGAATTGCCGAACGAATATTGTCTTCTGTCATTGGAGTGAATAGTTCGAAAAGCTGTCCACGAATAGAAGAACCATACAAAGGACGATATGGTCTCTCAGACAAATTTGTCAGAATAAGATTCTTGACAGCCTGCTTCACTGATTCAGAATTTTTCTTCAGAATCAGTTTTCCCGTGATAGGATGAGCAATGAATTTCAAATCGAAGTCTCTGTAAAAAACTTCGTTTGTAGGTTCACTCATTCATTTCTCCCGATGCGTCTTGAAGTATTTATTCAAGACTGGGAGAGATACCATTCTCACAAGAACGACAGATTTCAAAACACTTCTTAGGTTCGGGGACCACATCATCATAGGAGCTTTCAAAAAGATTTCCTATGATGTTATCCAATCCGTAATCCATGCAACACAGAGAAACATCTCCGTTCGGCAGAAGAACATTGTGATACAAGTCTTCGATACAACCACATGTTTTTGGTTCCTCGGCGCGATGAACTCCCTTATACTTATCCGAGAGAGATTTGAGCTCATCCTTCATGATAGCTTCGCCGATAAGATTACCTGCTCGATTCCAGAACGTCGGAACAAAAGAGGTCGGAAAGACATGAGTGATAGACTCATGGACATTCTCGGTCATGCACATCGTTCGGAAGTTCACGATGCGATGCTTTGCGAATTCCTCCATTGTCTTGATGAAGTTTTTTGTAATCGGATGCTTTGCCACTCTTTCCTGATCGGGAAGATGCAAAACGAATCCTCCATTAGGATCACCCGCATACAAAAGCTTGGATAGTCTTTGAACATCAGAAGGCTTCATACCAACTCCCGTCGTGAATACGGATACGGGATGTCCTCGTTCATAAGCATATTCTACCATGTCCGTACACTCGGCATTCAACCATGGCTCGACGAATCCCGAAAAGGTAATACGCACTTCGATAGGAACAGTTTCTAGTGCTTTCTTGAAATTCTCCAAAGTCAGATTTCTAACATTGGCCTTGTATGCTTTTTCTAGTGTTCTTTGAGGACAAATTGCACAGTCAACAACACATCCTTTCTTGGGAATAGTCGTCGTAATCTCAAGCGTTGGATGATTCGTTCTTCGCCAATATGACTTAGGATATCTGTTGTCGATATGAATGTTCACACATGAATAATATTCCAGGAACCATTCCGAGAACAGAGAGTGCTTGATATCGACATAATCAATAGACTCCACATGAAATGTCTTGAATTTTTTCAAATATGTATCTCGGAACTTTCGAAACTTGGCTTTCTGTTCGGGTGTACCAAGATGAAACTCGCCGGAAATCTTACGAACATTCTTGAGAATCCATTCCATGTTCTCGTCCGTAAAGACATCATATTCTCCGCCTTCACAATCAATTTTCAGAAAGTCGATTTTGGTAAGTTCGTATCTTTGAATGAAATCATCAAAGCGAATTGAATCTACCTCGGAGAAATCACCACTAGAGAGATGATAGCCATTTTCGCTAAACAGAGTATTAATTTGTTCTCTGCTTGTGGATGATGAAATCGCATAATTCAATAAGATCGCCGAGTCTTCCTCTGAGTTCTTTGTTAGAGTTGGGAAGAGATCTTTACTGGGCTCAAGAGCATAGATTAGTTTGGGCTTCTTATTCCTAATGGAACGAATGAATGGTCCGACAGAAGCTCCAATATCAACGACGATATCATTTTCCTGAACGGAAACGAATCTCTCATAGACTTTGTCTTTGAATATCTCACGATGAACCAGAGAATGGAACCATGAATTCTTGGCGATATTACCCCAATCGAAGTTAGGGATGACTTCATGCTCGGGAAACATGTAATCATGAGCAGAGACATTCTGTGTAACTCGTGAACGCAATTTCTCAAGAATTTCATGAGAAACGAGATCGGGATGAATCCA